ACGCCCCGGCATCTCGCATCCGGAGCGTACTGTACTTTCTGCTCATGTCCACAAAAAGGACATTTTACCTTTAACCTTTCAATTATTAATCACCTCCAAGACCTGCCATGCGCATAAATGCCATCTTCATCGCGTCAAGCTGCGCATCCATCTGTTCTTTTGATGTATGATTTTTGATAAATTCTGCATGCCTTGTTTTCCATTTATTGTGGATCCGATGCTGTTCCGGTGTAAAATTCTCCAGATACTCCTTACGATCCTCTGCGCGGATTGCCACTATTCTTCCAAGAGCAGTGTCTGGAGCAATACCTATAAGCATCTGCTTGAATTCCTCCCATGGCATGTCATGGATTTCTCTGGATAACCTTATTCCATACTGTGATTGAAAAGAAGATACTATCAGATCATAGTCTTCTATCAGATCATAGTATGGATCTGTTACTCCCCCTCAGGTTCATCCTCTCCTGTAATAAGCTTCTGAGCTTCCTCTACGAGCACTGTCAGATCTTTGAAGCTGAGTTTTAACTTCTCAATCTTCTCCTGGCTTTCTTTAGGAAACATCAGATCATACAGATCGAGAATATCTTTCGGTGTTGCTTCACTCGCTTCCATCTCCCCGTATTTTCCCATTAACTTAAGCATGGTAGCAGCATCTGCATTTACTTCAAGCTTTTCGTCTTTGATCAGCAGAAACGGATTTCCGTCCAGTTCCAGTTTTTCTGTGATATTTACACTCTTTGACATCTTTATCTCCTTCTCGTCTCAATGATTTATGCTGCTGGTGTTACAGTTGGTTTTCCATTGCTGATCACATCAAATTCAAGGCCTGCAACGTTTGTGGAGTNAGCATTTTCCCATGAGATAGTAGTACCGTCTGGGAACACCCATTCAAAATATGCCTCTGCATCATGTCCATTTTTATATGCTTTATCAGCAACAAAATCATTGCCTGTATCACCAATGTTTCTTTTGCCGCTCAGAGTAATAGTTACAGCTTTAGCTGTCATTAACGCTCTCTGCCAACCCTCAGTATCCATTGGGGTCCAGGTCTCTACACCATTTGAAAATGATACTGAAAATGTTTCCAGGTCTGCAACTGTTGTAGCAGATTCTTTGGCAGCTCCAAGTTTGAATTTGTTGTCTAAAACAGGAAAAACATTGGTTTTTCCTGCAAACTTCTGAATATTCATTTTCATTCCTTTTTACCTTCTTTCTTTTCAAAAATAAAAGTCCCTTCAATAACCATTTCATAAATGCCGGCATCGTCCGTGCCGACATCCTGAACTGGATAAAGGGGCTGAAAAAATTTGATTGTTTCATCATTTACATTTACATCTCTTGCTGTTCTCAGCTTCTCAAACAGCTCTGTAGCCGTTCTTTCTGTATCTCTTGGAGATTTATTCCAGTGTACTAAAACAGTCACGTATTTCTCGCCATAGCCCTCCAGAGATGGTCCTCCAAGTACTGTTCGATATGGATACTGGTGCTTACTATTGTATACACCAATAGATTTATCTTCCTTATCTGGAAGTTTTCCCATATACACGTGTTCTGCTATTCCGAGGGATGCAATATAATCTCTTGCGTCTGACAACATCATATGCCCGTCAACCTCCTGTAGATTTCTTTGAATGCCTTGGTAGCAAAATCAGCTTCTTTACCACCCGGAAGCCAGTCTGTATACCATTTACCGCGTGCATTCGGGTTCTCTCCAGTCTGGAAATGATATTCCGGATGGAAATACAGGCGGCGGGCATATGGTGTACTGGATATGATTGATACTTTTCCGTGCTTACTTTCTGACTTGTCCAGGAATGTGCTCTCATTCTGCAAATTACCGGTATCTCGTGGAAATACCTGCTCCTGCACGACTTCCGTATGCAATTCTTCCGCAGTCTGCTCCAGAGCCGTTATCTGTGCATCTGTCAGTTGTCGGATCTTAGGCAGATTCAGTTTTATCACGGAATTCACGTTGATCAGATTACTCATACCAGCATCACCTCCGTATAATTCACGGATCCATCCGGATTTCTTGCCTTTGTTCCCTGCTCGATTCTTCTTTTAACTCCGAAGATCACAGCGGAACCGCCAGAGATAACCGGCAGATCCGGACAGATATCTCCCGGAAACAGTGCTGTGCCAGTAATCTGTATCAGTTTCTTCTCTGCTGTCAGAATAGTTCTGGCTTTGTCCTGATAATTGCACTTGCCAGAAAATTCTATTGTTTTAAGTGGTTCTCCGTATTCATTCAGGCCTTCTCTTTCGAAACTGCAGGTAATATCTGTTTTACAAAGCCGTTTCGGAACTAAACACGGATATCTCATGTGATCACCTCGCTAACATGCAACATAATCCAGTCTGTTGTAACAGTGCGTATACATCTCGTTTCATGGCTACACCTTTATCCATGAAGACATTCCAACTGCTACCGAATTGAGCAGACACTCCATTGATACTGTACGAAGACAGCACGCTGTTAATTTCATCCGCATTCTCATATTCGAAATCAGCCTGCATGCATACGACTTCCCTGATGATTTCCTGCTGGTATGCTGTAAGATTGGAAAATCCCTGACCCACAATGCGGTTGTAGGTCAGGGAATCAATATGCCTGGATGCCTGTTTCAGTGCTTTTTGCAGATTATCTCCGGGGATGGTGTCACCCTCATGCTGGTCCAAGTAATACTCTTCGGTTACGTACGATTTATAAGCCATGCAAAATCACTTCCTTGTGCGCTTCGTCTTCGGTACTTCAGCCTGTTCCTCATCTGCTGTTTCCATCTGATCTTCTACGCATGACGTGTCTACTGTTGCTGTTTCTACTTCTTCAACTTCATATCCATGATCTTTAAACCACTCGATCAGGTGCGGATCTTCCGTCTCTCCAACACCATTACAGAACGGAACAGATGCCGATACGCCCGTGTAGTCCTTAACCGGACTAAAAATCTTCATAATGATCGCTCCTTATTTTACTTTGATATTTCTGAACACACCTGCTGCCTTTGACGCTTTAAGAGCAATGGCTGCATTCATTTCAACCTCGCCTTTTTTCACTGCTCCGGAAGTAGAGAAATCAGGAAGCCATGTCTGCACCGGTGCGACCCCTGCAAAAGAAACTGCATGGAGTCCGTCCATTGCAAGCCGCGCTACATAAAGGGAAGTTGTTCCATCGTCCCCTTTAACCGGTACTACCTCGTCATTGGTTCCCGGTTTGGTCTTCAGATCAACAAATGGGATACCGCCATAGCTTTCTACCTGATTTCCCCAGTTATCCTGTGTTACCTGGTACATGCTTGCACGTCTCGCGCAGGCTCTGAGTTTGGAAATCAGCTTATTATTACCAGCAATAAATGTCGGTGTCCCGTCAAGACCGCCCAGAAATTCATCCAGCATATCAAGGAAGTACTGATAGTTCTTTGTGACGAGTTCAGACGTGGACAGGTCAATGCTTCCTTCGGTATTGTACTCTGTAGAGCTTCCGGTCAGTGCTTTATCCAGACCGTCAAATGCTTTCGTGTCCTTTGCCGTATCACCATTGATGAATGTATCATTGAACAGTGCCTGTGCTGCCTTGATTTTCTGTGACTGCTGCAGTTCAACTTCACTTACAATACCGCCCATGTTCGCAATCACACGGTCAATCTCATAAGCTCCACCAAATACTTTGATTTCCACAGTATGACGTTCTTTTGTTACTTCTGCCGGAGTGTATTCTTTGTTAATCTCACGGAATTCAGCTGTTGGCTGGGTTTTCAGACGTGTATAACTGTAAGACGGTGTCGCACCGCCACCTGTCGGAGATACTGCGTCATCAAATGGGATATGTTCCAGGATAAAATTTGATTTCTGGAATTCATCAATAACTCCCATCTGAAGATCATCCTGCACGTTTTTCTTTGCTTCTTCGAGTGTAATTGCCATAATTATTCACCTTTCCCTTCTGCTCCCATGTTTAATCTGGCAGCAATTGCTTCTTTCATACTTAAAGGTTCATCTTTTCCAGAACCTTCATCTTTGTGATTTCCCAGTGGGAAGAATCCTCTTCTCTCTGTTTTTTTCTGTTCCTGTTTAAAAAGGAACGGTTTGCTTTCTTTCAGTGTCTTTATCTGTTCATCCAGACCGGTAACCTTTCCATCATCTCCAAGGATCAGTTTTTCACGGTCAACAAGTCCCGCTACCAGATCACTATCCTGTGCAGATGAGGCAATTGCCATTTTGATTGCATTGGTCAGTTTCAAATTCTTCAGTTCTTCCTGATGTTCTGTTTCTTTCTGCTGATTCTGTGTCTGGAGATCCGCAATCTGCTGTTTCAGGGCTTCATTATCCCCTGCGGATGCTTTTAACGTCTCCAACTGGGCCTTATAGTCATTTGCCGATGTTTCCAACTGTTTGCGTTCCTGTTCTGTCGTATCATAAGTTTCTTTTGATACGTAGCCTTCCAGCTCTTTCGCAGAAGCATCTGCTGCTTTCTTTGCCAGGCCCTTCTCAATTCCAAGGGCTTCAAACTGTTCCTGTGTCATGCTGCTACTCCTTTCTGGTAGTTTTTCGTCATTCCGGACATAAAAATAAGACGCTTAACCCTGCGCCTCAATGGGGGATTTGGGATCACCGCCTTTCGAATCGATAACCTCTGCGATCTTCATTCTTACCAGGTACTCTGCCCTGTCCTTGGATACTGTTAATGTATCACCGACAGACCTGAGCTTCAGATCATTTTCCTTGTCATAGAAATCATGAATCACTCTGATCTTCACTATTTTCACCTCCCCTCGTTGCGCCAGCGCAAATTACTCCGCAAAAATCCAGTCTGCCGCAAGCATATCAGCCTGTGAAGCAAGCCATCCCATCTGTACACCAGATGTTCCCACAAAAGCCACTGCTTTGTTTCCGATTGCATCATGTTCGCAATTCACAACTTCACCATCCGCTGTCTTGTAAGAAATACCAGTTGCAAGCTGAATATACTGTTTCTTGCCATTCCATCCTTTACGGCATACTTTCATTCCTCTTTTTAGATATTTGATTGCTTCTCCGAAGGAAAATGTTGCTTCTCCTCCAAGCTGAGGGCAGTTGGTTTCATCTGCAATAATCCATTCATCAGAAAGGATATTCTGAAGTGTATATACAACGCTCTGTGTTTCTCGAATATCCATGTCCTGTCCACCTTTTGTGTGCATGATGATTGTTTCTTTCTCTGGACTCCAATACCAATATCCTCCCCAGGATGGTAATTTTGCTTTACTTCCAGATCTCATTGCTTTTAACGCTTCTTCAAATTTCATGTTTTATATCCTCTCTTTTTTTTAATATTGCTTTTTTATGAATATTGTTGTAGT